TTCTGAGAGTTGATTCAAGTTCCCGTGCAGCTTGTTCATCAAAATACCATCCATGTTGTTCCTGTTGTGTAAGAATCTTTGCTACCTGATGTTCTAACGTAATCCATTCAGGTATGGGAGGAAGTGATTCCATAATTTTCTAGTTACTTTAACATCTTGAACACAATAGTCTTGCATCTCTTGACTCCATTCTTTCCAGTCTGTAGTTTTAGAGAAGTTACCTTTGTATTCATTTAATCTATAACCATAAGCTTCTAAACTATGGCGTCCATATAATTGTAATGGCATATGATTCCATACATGGTTCTTATCTATATCGAGTAAGTTCGGATGATATAAACGAGATAGAATAAGGGTATCAATAACGATACCACGAGGATGAAACCAAGGGTAGAGACTTTTAATAACAGGAATATCATAGCCGATGATATTATGCCCGATAAGAATATCAGCCGTTTCCAACCATCCAAGACCCGTCGTGATAGAGTAGTTCGTACCCATTGGTAGATCTTTTGGATCCTTGGCATACGGCTCATCATTGAAGGTTTCCGTCCTTTGATCGTTTCCCCAGTGTAACGCAAGACAATGTATTCGGGTTGCTTCATTTAGAAGACCGTTTGTTTCCAGATCGAATACGATTGTCCCCACCTGTCCAGTGGTAGGTTTTATCGACGAACTTGGCTTTTTCAATTGCTTCTTTGCTAGGTGGATTAGGTGATTTCAATTGTTTATCTAAATGTTTGTACCATGGATGTTCATACCCACCCCCTTCAAAAATCCGTGGTTGGGTTGAAAATTGGTGATTCCGTAGTTTCATAATCAGTAAACCGTGAAGTTTCTAAGTTAAATTTTATCTTCCCTGCGAATCCTGTTTCACCAGAATAGCGGTTCTTAATAATTCTAAGAGTCGCAATATCTCGTTCATCTGTGGACTGTTGATTTCGTTCGAGGGCAATGACTTGATCGCTAAGTTGAGCGATGCCCGCAGATCCACGGAGCTGGGATAAGGACACTTTTCCTCCCTCTTCGTGCGAAGTCCTATCATTGTTACTTCTCCTTAAATGTGAGACTAAGAATAATGAAATGCCAGTGCGTTCTACTAAGCTTCTAAGCCTAGTCATGGTGATATCTATAGTTCTACGTTCATCACCATCAAGACCACTTAATAATATACTAAGGTGGTCTAGGAATATAATACGACACTCCAATCCACTGGCAAGGTATTCGATCCGATTGTAAATAACATCCGGGTCAAAACTACCAAAGCCGTCAAAAAGGTAAAGGTGCCAATTAGCAATGGTATCACGAAAATGCTCTTCGAGGTCGGTTCGTTCATGTTCTCCAATGTGTAATGATTTACCTACAGCTGTGGACATTAATCCAAGTGCGGTTCTTCTATTTGACTCCTCAAGTGCCAAGTACCCAACCCTCTCTCCTTTGGTGAGTAGGTTAACTGCAAGTTGACGGCAGAATGTTGATTTTCCTTGGCCAGATCCTGAAGTAATCGTTGTAAGCTCCTGATATCTAATCCCGTGCAATTTATCTTGTAGCCCTTTGAATGGGTAGTCATGATCTGATGGTGGTAATGGTGTAGTGACTAACGATTGAAGCGTTTTTCCTTCAATAATCCCATCAGGTCGGTACTCTTCAGCGTTCCAAATAGCCTTTCGTATCGCTTCAGCATCATTAGCCTGTAACGCCTCTGACGGATCCTTATAGGGCTCGATTCTAGCGATCTTAACCTTGCCAGGTGGGAGTATGCTAGCTGCTTCCTTCGCTGCCTTACGGCCTGCCTCATCGGAATCGAATAAGAGGACGATCTCTTTGTACCCTTGTAATAATGGGATTTGTTTTTGTAAGTCTTTCTTAGCAGAGGCTGCCCCATGAGGAAGCGAAACCATCGGCCATCCAGACATTGCTTCATAGCAGCTAGCAGCATCTAATTCACCTTCAGTAATAACAATCCGTTTACCAGTAGTAGGAAACCTATGCTGACCAAATAAAGTGTCAGTGGAAACTCCTTCATATCGAAAATCTTTAGGTTTAGTTTTTATTTTTACACCCTGCAATATACCTGAATCATCATAGTAAGGAAACCTTAATGTATTTCCATCTCTATAGATTTGATAGAATTGATTAGTCTTCTCAGAAATATTACGCTTTTGCAACCGTTCGGCTGAACCTGTAAGGTGTACAGTTTTAGTCATTCTTTGACTGTGAATAACATCATTGTTGCCTGTTCTATTATGACAAACAAAACAGAATGTGTGACCATCAGAGTACAATGAATTGCCATCTGATGATCCACAATTAGTGCAAGGCATGTGCCTCACGAACTCGCTTTCAGTTAGATTAACCATTCGAGTGGAATATTATGGAAAGACGTCCATGGTATGTCATGCTTCTCACACCACATAGCATAAGTCGTCTTACTTTTTTTTGAAATTTTATTAAATGGTGCTTGAAACACCATCCTTAAGTCTAATTCTGGGTTGTCCTTCTTGACGGCCTTGATCTTACGGCGATCAGCTGCGTCCCAATAGCCCTTGGTTTCGAGATGAACATGATTAGGTAACACGAAATCAGGGCAATAGTTATGTTGTATAGTGTAAGGAACTCGTTTACTTTCATATTCATAAGTTACGCCAAGACCTTCGAGAAGGTTAGCTACCTTCTCTTCCAGTCCTGATCTATATTTAGAAGTCTTCTTCTTCATCTGTGGTGGTTGGTGTTACGTTAGGATCATTTGTTTTAAATCCTGCTGTAGTACCAAACAACTCAGCTACTTCATTAGCATCTAAATCTCCAGTATCTACGCCAGCCTCACCTTTTATTGAGACAACCTGTACACCAACAAGCTTAAGAGAACTACCATAGGTAACTCCATCTCTAAGGATATATGGCTTCTGATAGAAACCAAGTTTAACTGTAGACCCTGCGTATAATGGTGTTTTTGCATCGGTTACTGGTACTCCCTCTGTGTCTACTACAGGTGGTCGTCTGTCCTCACTCCATGAGAACTTTAATTTATATTTACCATCAGAGACCTCTTCCCATGGTTCTGGTTTAAGTGTAGATCTCTTAGGGTTCTTGAGTTTGGACTCAGCCCATTTAAGGACATCAGACCTCTCAGTTTCTAGCTTGTCGATAAGATCATTACCAACTATAGCCGATAAGGAATAACCAAACTTACTAGGAGCTAGTATAGCTTGGAATCCTTCAAGTGTAACAGGTTTGTCAGTTGTGTGTATAGTTCTAGCCATTGTCAGTAGCCTCATCAGCAGGTGCTAGTTCTTTAGCTAGTGTTTGACGATACTCTCTTAGTTCAGCGAGCTTATCATCAACTGCTTTGAGTCTCTTCATCTTTGCCTCTCTCTCAGCTTGTTGTAATCTCTCTTCAGAGACCACTACTATTGTAGGAGGAGCAAAAAAGCTATCAAATAGTGAATACATTAACAGAAAAAATAAGTGGAATCAATCACATCGGACGGTTCAAGGTCTCCTATGATCGGTGGTTCGGTAGTTGCTCCAATAGCTGAAGCAAATTCGGTAAGGTAATCTCGTTTAGCAAAGAGATCCATATAAGTTTCTCTTACTATACTAGATAAAGCAGTCATGTCGGTTGCTCTACATAAGACACTATCATGGATTAGTGCTATTGGTCCACAGAATCGTAACGCACTGAAATGTAACAGTGTTGCATCCAGTGAGTGAATAAGATTTGGTGCAGTAGCAGCCTTATGTCTGAGCTTATCAGCAGTATCAGGATCATCTGTAGCTACACTTAGTATACAACGACCTAATAATTGTAACTCTAATTTTTCAACTTTCTTCTTCTGAATCTTTTGATTAACTACAAATCCAGAAGGTGTAGTCCATGTTAAAATTAAGTTAGGGTTATCTTTGAATTGTTTAGATACTTCCTTCTCTATCCATGCCATTACAGCCATAGGGCCAGGAACTATCTTGTGCATAGCATCTCTAACAGCTTTGACTGTGAGTGTTAGATCATCCTTCTCTATCTCTATACCATCTTCTTTCAATGCGTCCCTGATGTAGGAACGATTTGAGAAAGGCTTTGCATTATAGGGTATAGTCATCACGGTTCTCTTGACCTTGGATCTATTCCATACATTATGCAAGTATTTAGGTATATAAGGTTTAGCCGTATCAGCTACTACCTTATATGCGTCCTGTGGTCTATCAGAAGGCAACACATTGACGAGTTGTGCTGTCTTGCGGTCTCTTGCTAATCCAGCAAGGATCTGAAGACCACTACATGTAGCGTCCGTGGCAACCATTAAACGTGTGTGTCGTCTTAACTGTTTAGTTACTACCGCATAGTACTCCTCACACGCCGCTAAAAATTGCCACGGCTCTTCAGCTACTTCCCAATTATGTATATCCATTGGGAATCTAGCTACTCTATTTATAAGCCAACTATTCTCTCTAACCCAAGCTTGTCTAGCATCCCAAGTTTCTTTATCTAACCCATAGGTTGTAGCTACTTGAAACGCTAACCATTGCTCAGCATCTTCACCCATTAGAGCTTCATTAGAGAAGACTAAGAGTGATTTACCAAAGTCAGTATCTTGTGGAGTTAGAAATGCAGGTATAGGGTAAGCTCTTCCACGGTAGTCAAAACTCCACGGAATAAAGAACTCTTTACCTTTAAACTTCCTAACTGCCTCCATAGTCATCCTAGTTCTACATGAACGTCTGAATGCACCAGCATTAGTGTTCATGACCTCTGCAGCAGCTCTACGGTACGCCTTACGAGCGTCCTTGTTATCTGCTATATCAGGAGGTTTTGGAGGGAGTGGTAACTCAACTATAGGTATAAACTTTCCTACATTTATACCCCTTTCGTAGAGCTGTTCGGCTACGTTTACAACAAATGGGTTGAGTCTATAACCTACCTTCTGAATCTTATTCAAGAAAGCTATAGGTTTTTCTCCCTGTATACGGGTGTGGTTACCACGTCTAACCATTTCATGACCTTTCATGACCTCATTAAGCAAGTAACCACCTGGCTTTTCACCCCAGTCATTAGGTTCGACGAGCATCGGCCATGCTAATGGAGCAAATAGTTCAGCATCATTCATAACTTGATCTTTGATAGCTATGAATTCAGGTGTAGGTACTATGTAGTTAGTAGTTTTCCTACCTACTCTACGCATATCTTTATAGAACCAACCACTTGTACCCATAATACAATCTAATAACCAAGTACCTAGCTTAATTCTATTCGCTCTTCCCCATGGTATCCAGTGTTGAATACCGTATCTGTTCATGAGTGTTTGTATTACTACTACCTTTTGATGAGTACCACATGACTTATGCCAGTAGTTCTCCTTTAATGTATGTAGTAATGCTGGTGCTTTAGCTTCATAATGTCTCATTTGACATTCATTCTCTATAGCTTGACCAATCGCTTCGCTGACTGTGATTAATTGGTTACTATTCTCTTTAATACTAAATACTTTATCAAAGGTTAACTTACAAGCGATAGCGGCAGCAGCTAATGGTTCAAGGTTAGCTAGATATTGATGTATCTCTTTAAATGCTCTACCATTGTGACCTTTATGAATTCTTGAATTAGTATCTTTAATAGCATCTACTACCAATGGTAATAAACTATCGATAGAAGTAATGCCATAAACAGTAGCTGAACCATAACTCTTTTCTTCTAGTTGTTTAGTGTTCTTGTGTAATCGCTTGAGTCCTTGAGCTATTTGGTCTCGTTCTAATTTAATTTGCTCATCAATTTGGGCAGGAGTTGGCATGTGTTTTTAAGTCATCATTAATTTGGTTAATTAATAAATCTTTTATTTCTTCATAATGTGGGTGATCTTTAGGTAGAGAATCTAATGCTTGTTTTTCATACGTGTAGATATCAGAAGACGGGATTTTAGTACTCATCTGTGTATGGGTTGTACCTGTCATCTGGTCTTTCGTCTTCATAGTCTTGCATGTCATCGAATGGTTCCTCCTCGTTGGCTGTGAAATGTGGTAAGTAATGTATTCTATGTGCATCACATATAGTGATGTTACTAGGATCTATCTCCTCGTTCATGATCTTATCTAGCTTTTTCTTAGCACCAAGATCAGTTTTATATACATACTCTTTGATCTTGCCTGTAATTACATCTTCTTGACGTATAATACATGATACATCATCAGGAATATCATACCCCCCTACTCGGTAAGACATGAACTTACCAAATGGAACTTGTGTGAATTTCTCAGATGGTATCTTCTTATACTTACTCCATTTGTTAGGAAAGTATTTCTTCATAGCATGTCCTTGAGTACGTTTACAATGTCACGATAGTAAGCAACCTTTGCTAATTCATCTTCAATAGCTTTCATTACGTCACTATGCTCACCTATTCCAACAGGATTGTTTAGGTAGATCTTGACATTAGCTAGATGTTTCTCCATATCTCCTCGTGCATGAGCTAGGAGTGAGTGTTTTAGTTCTTCAGGGTTCATGATTCAATAGGGATAACGTCAATAAGGTAATCGTCCATGAGTTTTGCTTCCTCATGAGCGTCATATGCAGCAGTGTACCAGTCCGAAGAGGACTTAAGTACAAAGCTTCTACCACTTTCTAAAGTGACATAGTAATGGTGGTTCATGGTTTAGTTTACATGTTGAATCCGTCTTTCATTATGTCTTCAGTTGCTTTAATTTCCTCCAATTCTTTTAACTTTGCTTCCTTTTCTGCTGCTTCTCTTTTACACTTAGCACGTGAAATCACAAGATTATTATAATCTACAGCTTCTTCTTCTGCATCTATTAATCGATGACATTCAATGCGTAATTCACTACCACATTGTAAATACATTTGCTTCATTCTGTAGTAAACAGCATCAAGATCTTTGAATATTCCAATGAGATAGTGGTTACCGTCGTGTGGATCTATGTTTGTAATAGTCCAGTATTCGGGTGAATCAGTGTGTGACATAATGGTGGATGTGTGAGTTGAC